CCTTTCAGGTTGGTCTTTCATTGGATATTTTCCAGTAGACTCATCTTTTTGGTCTGCTGCTATAAAAGTTCCAAATGTTGCTCCTTTACCTTCGCTATCACCAGTTTTCCAACCGTGATCCTTTAACCAATGTAACTCATAGTGCTTTCCAAGTGTTGATGGCATATATTTTCCAATATAAGTAAAACTACATTCACAAGTAATATGATGTGGATATTGTAAATACGGATCTATTTCCCAAGGTGAATTATCATCAACACTAACACTTAAACTATCAAGAAAACCAGGTGTATTGTTAAACATATCACCAAGAGTTAAATTTATAAATGGTGCTACCATTCTTTTTCCTGGAGTAAAAGATGGATAACATAAACCAATAAGATAATTTAATTTTTCCATCAATATTGGAAATTCTTGTTTTGTTTTTGGAAATATTTCAAAACTAAAACTTACTTTCCTTTCTGCACCTTTATAAGTATAAACTTGGTCGGGACGACCTATATATCTTGTTCCCGTCCATTCTGGAGTAATTGAATCTGATATACCACTTAATATTGCCCTAAATATAATAAACTTATCATTAACAATATCTTTAAATTTAAATTTTATAAAATCGTGGTTTGCAGAATCATCAGTTCCAGGGAACATTTCGTTATAATCTTTACCATATGGAATCATATTGATTAAATCTGTTGCTTCAGTTTTATAACTATCTGGTGTAGCTGAATTTTTCTTAATCAATCCTAAACCAACTCCTCCTCTATCACCTTTTTCAGTATCTCCTACTGTTTTTAATCCTTTACTTCCTGGATTACCTAACTTATTTACTGGTCGAGTACGATTAAAGTCCCAAGCTTCTATTAATGCATCAGTTTCTTCTTTGTTTGGAACATCCTCATTATATTTATCCGTCATTGCATCGAATTGTGATATTGCATTAAAAGATTTTGCAAATCCAGCCTGTGCAAGTCCAGGACCTAATTTTGATGCCAAAGAATCAAGTTTACTAAAATCTGGAAGAGCTCTTGGTGCAAAATCAATATATTCTGGTTTTATAGGCTCTTCATCAACATAAAATGGTGAAGCTGGTCCATCATACTTAACCTTACCTATACTACCATACGCTACACCTTTATAAGATTGTAAAGTATTTCCAGTTCGGTTTTCAACGGTTTCTTTATGTGCATCACCTATACCATAAGCACCCTTTTGACTAAAAGTAGTTTGAGTTGGAACTTTAGGTGGTCGACCAAGTGGTGAATGTGCACTTCTCATATTAGTTATAGCTGAACCAAATCCACCTGTATCAGGAATCTGTTTAATCATTTTATCAGTTAAAAATTGTAATCTACCACCAACTTCATTAAAATCAATACCACCTAATGCAGAATCTAATCCAGCAACTGCCCCACCAATAGCAGAATCTACCTTTTCCATTAAATCTCCTACTTTCGTAGCTATCTTACCAACCGTTTTTCCATACTTAGTACCACCAAGAAAACCACTTACTAAACCACCAATTGAAGTTCCAGCTGGTGCATCTCCATCAATTAATGGTCCAAAATCTGCTCTTTCCATATAAGTTTCACCACCAAAATGTCGAGTGGCATGAATTAATGGTGGAATTGAAAGAGTTAAATTACTCTTACTCCAATCTCTTGTTTCTTCTCGTGGATTTAATTCTTGTAATATATGTTGTTTATCTTGCCACAACTGACCTTTAGGTGTATCCAACCAAGATTCTATACGAGTTATATCATCTGCAGTTCTCGTTGCCTGTAGTGCCATCCAATCATAACCCCCACCTATTGGTATTCTCTGACCAACCTGTTTTGTAATTAAAGGTGGAGTTCCGATAGTACCACCATCTTTATCTAATTGTGTATATCCAAGTATATTATAAGGCCATGTTCCTGATGATGCTTTCCAAAGTGTATCAAATCTTACCTCTAATGGGCCTATGGGAATTACAGATGGAAAAACTCCGTATCCAGATGGTTTTAACATTGGTGATTCCCAATTTGATGATATTTGTGAATCAATTGAATATGCCGTGGTATTATTTGGATATTCTCGTGGTATTTCAAATGTTCTCTGAAATCCTCTACCACCAAACTCCATAAAGTTTTGAAATTCTGTTTGAAATCCTGGTGCTGTAGATTGTCCTATTGGTGTAGTATAAGTACCATCATCTTTTTGAAACATAGAACTCTGATTATATACCGACTCTAACCTACCATAATAACTAACCCCTCGTCCACCAACAGGTGCACTTGTAAAACCCTCTAATTCTGGTCTTGCTAAAATTCTACTTGAATATGTAGATATTGGTACTACATTAACTCCATATGCTCCTGGAGTAGATGGTATTGTTGAAATCATACTCGATGGTACACCACCATAATCTAATGCAGAATTTACACCTGCAATTACATAAGATAGTGGTGTAAGTGATAAGTCACCATCTATCTCTATTTCCGATTTAACATCTGCTGTTAAACTTTGCATATCAACTGTAAATCCAAGTGGTGCCTGTCCTGGTGCAGTAAATCCTCGTCCTACTTGTCTCCCCCACATATAATCTGACACATTATATGGACCTCTACTATTTGGTTGAGTAGTAAATGGACCAAATTTACTTTCCATATCCTCTAAAGCTCCTTTATCTGGTCTATTAAAGGTTTGTTTTCCAGTTACTACTTTGGAATGACCATCATAAAATGTTTGTGGTGTATTGAATTTTGCACCTTCACGATCTCTTGTAATAGATGAATTATTATCTCCTGCACTACTATAATTCGTCCACTTGAAATTTTCTAAATTTTTTGTTAATTTTACAATACTCATTAGAATCCACCTATACCTTCTATACCTTTACGAGTATCTCTATTTCCTTTGTTCCTATCTACATTACCAGCCAAAATACCATCTCTTATTTCTGCCATTAATCCTTGTAAACCACTTGTGTCACCATAAACTCTATCTGCTGTTCCACTTGCAAGTCTATTATTAGGAATTATATTGCCTGCTGTTGCTGGTATCATCAATTCAGGTCCTCTTTCACCTACCATATACGGATTCATAGCTTTAACTGGTCCACCCATTGCTCTACCTTGAGCCTTTCCTTTACTCAACCATTGAAATCCAAGAGTCATTATAGAACCCATAGCACCTGCAGCAAGTAACCAACCAACATATGGAATTTTTGCGGCACTTGCAGCAGAATTAGCACCAGCCTCAGTTACCGAACTGGCCGCTGTAGACCAACCTAATGCTGCAGCTATTCTTTGTACTATATTAAATGATTTTAACCCCTTTATCATCTTAGGTAAATTTACTGATGCGATTCCAGAAAAAATATCACCTATTTGTGCACCATAGTTTAATATCGATGGCATAGCTCCTACCATTGTAGTCATAGCAGTACCCGAAAGTCCAACGACACTCGACCATACACTTTGTTGTTTATTAACTGAATCATTTAATATATCTTGTTCTCTTTGTAATGCAACAATTTGACTAAACTCTGTACTAAATAAATCGGCCAAGACTTCTTTTTGGTCAACTCTTAATTTGTCTAATGGACCCATACTTCTTATAATTCTTAATTGTTCTTGTAGTGCACCTTGTTCATCTCCAGCAAAACTTAATTGACGAAATCTATCTAAGTTTACTTGTTTACCAAGCATAACCGAAGCTTCCATTTCTTTATTAATAGAAGTTTCCCAATCTAATGCACCTTTCATAGATGCTTCTAATGTTTGTAAACTTACTCCAGATTTGGCTGCTTCTATTGCAAACCTACCCATTTCTTTTGCACTACCACCGACATATTTTGCCAAAAATTCAGTATTATTTGCCATTTGTTCCGTCAATTTCGCAGGTGAAACTCCAGCCTTTCTGGCTTCCTTATACATTCCAGGTAAATCAGCTACTATTTGTGCCTTAGTTTCTCCAGTTAAACCTTGTTGTAACTTTACAATTTTTGCAACATCTTTTTCTTGGGCCCCATATAAAAATCTTTGTATTCTTAAATCTTTTGCAATTCCAAAATTTAACTCCCCCACCGTTCCAAATTCTTCTGCAAATGCCTCTACTGCTTGTGAATTAACTACTAATTGAGGTCCAAGTTTGGCAGTTTGTGCTATACTTAATCCAGTATCAAATGCAAATTTAGTTATTTTAGCCCATAATGCAACTACAACACCCAATCCTGCAATACGCATTTTATTTAATCTTGCCTGTTTTTCCTGTTTCTTGATAAAATCAGCCTGCATTTCACCTGCTTTTTTATCACCTACAAATCGGTTTGTATTAGTATCTTTCCATCTCTGACTTATCTCATCAAAATAAACTGTTGGTTCTGCTGTATCAAAACCACCCTTCATACTATCTGCTATTTTTTTAGTTAAATTTTCTTGAATTCCTTCTAAATCAAACATATTTGCAAATAGTCCACCTACAACTGGAACTTGTCCCAAAGCATTCTGAACGGCTGATAATGGGCCCATTATTATTTTAGCTGATTCACCAGCTGTATCATGAATACTTTTATATAAATCTTGCTGAGTTTTTACTGACCTAAGAGTTTCAAGATGCATCTTTAAATCTTCTTTACGCTGTCCCTCTTTTTCACTGGCAATTAATCGTTGAGCCTTTAAAATTTCTGTATTTATATTGAGTGATGTAAATTCACTTGTTCCCATCAATTCAAAATTTCTCAATACATCATCAGTTAAAGTAACCCACCCCATATATGACTTACCTATCTTCTTAGACCTCTTATCAGTTTTATTAGATAGAGTATTAATATCAACCATTAAACTCTGAACACCCATTACTATCTTAGAATTACCTTTTAGTGTATTATTCCATGACTTTGAAGAAGTAACAATTTGCTTACCTAAGTTTAGAGATTCTCTTAACTCCTGATTCTCCAGTTTAAATGTATCAAGTTCATCTTCCTTGACAGATTTTTGACTTTTTAATGATTCAAGGTGTTTTTTATCCCCATTGGCCTGGGCAGCCTGAATTTTATTTTCGAGATCTAAAATTTCTTGTTTTAATTTTTTCTCTTGTTGAAGAATACCTAATTTAGCCATTTATCTCCTCGGCATTGTTATATTATAGTATTGAATAAAAACTTTGAAAATAGATATTTTTAAATTAATTGTCTATGAAATCTTGAACAGCTTTCATTGATGATTTGTATGCAGGATCCTTTTTGGCTTTATCTCTCATATGTTTTGCTATTTTTTTAGCAAGGTCGTCTCCGTCCTGAACAAATTTGGCCATTTTTGGATCTTTTTTGAGCTGTTTAGCCAACTCTTTACCTTTTCGTTTTCCAATCCAATTGAAAAAAGAACCCATAAATTCGTTTAACTGTTTTTCGTCTTTAATTATGTATTTAGGCATTTAAAAACTCCATTTTATCGTTGATAATAAATATTAGATAATTAAAAAATTAACTACTTACGAGTTCGTGGTCTTTTAGCTGGTTTTTGAGCCTTATCGTATTCTTCCTTCTCGTCTTTGAATTGAGTTTCAAGACGCTTTAGATAGTATTTTCTTAGATAGACGGGCATATTATACACATTGTCAAATGTGAACCCACCTTTAGTGTGATAACATAGTAGAAATATCTGACTATGTATTTCTGGTTTAAATTCCGGCGTCAGGCCAAAAAAATCGAGCGGTCACAGGGACCGTCATCTCCTCATCTGAACCATCAATCATACGAACCTCACAGGTCATATTTACATCTGGAGAAATCACTTGTAAATTTTTCCTAAAATCAAGTGAATCTCTTGATAATAATTGATTGTCTACGAAATCATTAATAACTGATGTTTCACGATTCCCATCTATAGCCACAATCTGTTGTTTTAGACGAGTAGTGATTTCGGGAACATAATCTGGTGAAATTTTTGATAATGCTTTTAATTGAGATTCTACAGCCTTTTCATCTCCTTGAGTAACCAACTTAAATGTAACTACTTTTTTGGAAGTTGGTAATTCAAAATCGTGTTCATTAAGACCCTTAGTAAATTTTTTAAAATCTATTTCCTTTGCTTCAAACGAAGTTAAATCTACTGAATTTGTCCGCGTTTCACCATCAGTATCTATGTATTCAAATTCATATTCTTTACCATACGCAAGTACTCTTGCTGCAAGTAAAATAGCATTTTTATCACCTAATAGTATATCATCTTGATTGATGTTAGAAACTATAAGTGATTCTAATAGTTTATCTAATACAATACCTTTCTGTATTAAATTTTGTGATGTAAGAATATCTTCTTCTCTTGCAGTCATATACTTTACCTCAACTTCCCCACTTGATAATGGATTGTCATCAGGATACAAATATCCTTTTGATGGCAAGGTAATCATCTCAGTAGGAAATTGGCGTTTTTCTTCTGCCATTTTTATCTCCTTTGTATTCTATATTGAATTATACAATATAACCAATTATTTAAAACTTTATCTGGGTATCAATTAAGATACCCAGTATAAATTATTTTCTACCAAATTTCTCTGCTGCTGTGACTCCGAGTCCAACTACTGAGATATACATAAAACATTCTAATATTTTATCTTTTACCTCAAATGTAGTAAAGGAATCTGCACCCCAACTACATATCAACATAAAGAATGCCATAAAACCGACAAATCTTTTGCTGGAAATCTTTGCATCACTCGAAAGCATTTCTCTAAAAAAGTTCATATTTACTCCTTAGAATTGTAGGATTGCGTAATCGTATCTTAGTGTAAGTGTAATGTCTGCTGGATCAGTAGTATTTGCCCAATCCAAATCATTAAAGTTAGCATTTACAATCCAAGTTCCTTTTAATGTCCACTCCTCAACTTTGTCACCAACAGGTCCTAAAACATTAATAGTTACATCTTTTTTATAAAAATCTGTGTAACCATCTCTACCTGTTACTGACTCGTGAGCTAATCTCACCCATTCCATTACGGCCTGTGCTCCACTTGGAACAACAGGGTCATAAAGTGTAATTTCTAATTCTTCCCATGCTCCTTTACCTTTGACATATCTTTTTACATTGATGTGGTCAAGTTCAATAGTTTCAAAGGCTATTGATGGTCTGTTAGCAGTCTTAATTAAATAAGCTGGTATACCTTCAATATACATGATGTACCGATTTTTAGTTTTCGGTTCAAACGGTGTGAACATTATTTCAGAAGGATCTAATAAATCTGGCATCTTTAATCTCCAATAAGTTTTATTCTTCAACTATAAATATCAATTTTATAAAAAATCGTTATATTCATTTTTCATAGTTTTATAGAAGTTTTTTATATCTGTCATATATAAATATACCGAGCAACAAAAAACCCCTCAAAAAAGAGGGGCTTTTCGTTTAGTTAATCTATTTTGATTAAACTTATTCAGGAAATGCTGCTCCTGTAGGTTGAACTATGAAGTCCAATACAATAAATTCAGCTGTCCGTGTTGGTTGGATAAATATCTGACCAACAAGTTGATTTCTATCAACGACATCTGGAGTATTATTGGAATCATCCATTACTACTCTAAATGCTGACAAACCACTATTCGATTGTACTGACTCTAAGAAAGGATTCACAATGTTTAGGAATCTGTTTCTTGTTGCTGTAGTATTCTGTTCGAATACTAAATACCTACTTGATGACGCGATGAATTTCTTCAATCTAATCAACAATCTACGAACATTAACTCTGTCGAGTGCTGAAGGACGACCTTGTAAGGTTTTTTGTCCCCATACACATACACCTTGACCTGGGAATGAAGCGATTGGATTAACTCTATCTTCGTAAAGGTCATCCCTTTCAGAATGAGTCAATCTTGTTTCTGCTTCTAATACACTTGTCAATCCACCACGATTCAAACCAGCTGGTGCGAACCATTCGTGAGCTACTTTATCAGTATATGCGATTGTTCCTGCTAATACTACTGAAGGCGGAACCCATACTGGTAATGATGTATTTCTATCAACAATCTTTACCCAAGGATAATAGGTTGCTGCGTAGTTCGTATCGAGTGCTGTTATAGCTGCTGTTGCAGTTGCTATATTATCACCTTTAATCGTACTATCCAATAGATAAAATGCATCACCACGAGCTTCCATCTTTGATATCGCGTGATTTGTTACACTACTATGTTTTCCGTGAATAACACCTGGTGTTACCAACATATTGATATCAAATTCATCAGCGTTACTGATAGCGTTTATAGCTTTCTTATAAGCTACCGTACCACCAGTTGCCGTTGTTGAACAATCAAACCCTTGTGTATTAGTATTCACAATATCTGCTGCTGTATACTTTGGTGTTGCTGGATTAACACTATCGAATCCACCTTGAAATGGAACAACGAACTTTCTCTGTTTAATATTAGAAAGTGATAGTGTTATCTTTTCAGTTCCATCAGAATAAGTATCACCAGTTACACTTGCATCTGAACTACCGAAGTAATCTTCAATACTCATAGTAGTATGATTACCCGCTCCAAATGAATTAATTGGTGCTAAATATTCTTTAGCATCTGCGTTTGAGAAATCGTGTCCAAAAGGAACATTTGCGTCAAACTCACCTTGTGCATTTGATTGTGATTGTTGTATTGTCCAAGTTGGAATTGAAGTATCATTACTACCAAATGGATTACTAATTGCTGCGTGTCCCATTGGTACTAACGATACAGGTATCTCTTTATTTGATATAGCTGAAAAATCAGATACATAGATGTACTTAGACATATTTGGCCAATCACCATTGTAGGTGAGTTTACCATTTGCGTCTATTGTTACATATCTATCACCAATTCTTCTTGCAAAGAAATTAGGACTTTCAGGATTAAAATTCAAACCATCCCATTGTTCTAAGATATTATCTTTAGTTAGGTTATTATCAGTTAATCCAGTTTGTCTTAATTGAAGTGAAAATGAACCATAATCACTACCTGCAATTGAACCTGCTGCTTTTATATTCAAAATAACAATTTTATATTTGTTATTTACATCACTACCATGTGAACGCGATTGAACTTTAAACAGACTGTATCTTGATTTATTTACTATTTGTGATTGAATAAATGGTGTTTCAGCGTTATCATAAGTTACTGCCATATTCAATGTATCATGTCCTAAGCTTAAGTCATCAGTTACTCCCCAAGACTTACCACTCTGTTCATACTTAAAGTTCTTATACAAATAAGCTGCTACTGTACTTCCACCAGATTTCTGAACTTGTGCATCTTTACTGAACACTTCATCAATATAAGATGAATAAGTACTTCCTGTATGGAATCCGAAAGTATAAGTTGTTGAGGTTAAACTCTTAGCACCCCAATTACTACCACTCAATGTTAATGAAGCTGATGCCCAATTACCACTAATAGTACTTCCTTCTAAATCTGCGGTTCCATCACCACCACCACGAGATGGGGCTAAGACTGCCAAGGTTGTTGCACCTGCTGCAACTGATCCACCTGCCAAAGTTAAAGTTGTACTACCAGAATTGAAAGTAATACTATTACCACCAGTACCTGCGGCCGATGCCGTAACTGATAATACTGCTGCTGCGCCTGATGCAGATACATCTGATGATACATAAGTATTTATTTCATTTGCTAAGTTTTGAGTAGAAACTGTTAAACTTGATCCAGTTGCAAAATAGTAATAATTTGCATCACCAACATCAGTACCACCTGTAGCTGATGGTACGAAATAATATTTTGTTCCAGTTGCAAGTGTAAGAGTAAAAAGATCTACTCCAGTTTCGAGTGTACCAGTCAAGGTGAAACTACCACTAGCTTTAGCTGCTGCTGAAGTCGCTCCTATCTTAATTGCAAGTGAATCAACCGAGTATCCACTTGTATTAAGGACACGAACTATCGTTACAGTTCCTGCACTCCTTAAATATTGTTCTACCGCGTATGGTGTATAAAAATCTTTAGAAGTTGATCCAAACATTTCTTCAAACTCAGGAAAATTACTGATTTGGGTTGGCACAAAAGCAGGACCTTTAAGTGTTGGTCCTATTATACATGCTCCTATATCAGCAATACCCTGTGGAAGAAATGACAAATCTCGTTCCCTCGTAAACACACCTGGCGATACGATTCTTTCTGCCATTATTTTTCTCCTATTGTGTTATAATTCAAATAACATTAGCCTAAAAAGACTATAAATTTTACTATAAATATAGCGTAAATTTCTCAAACGATATGTTTGAGGGAGATTATTTTAAGTAGTTTCTGAAGTTTCTTCAGATTCTTGTGGTGTAGGTGTAAATACCCCTGTTGCCGGATCTAAATTTCCAGGACCATACTTATCATTCAAAGCT